AGAAACCGGACAAGAACCTGAAAAAATTATACGAGATAGAGAGCGAAAAGCAACAAGGTTTCCAGAAGAAGATATAAATGATACCATACAAAATCTTAAAAATGAACCTACTATATTAAGTGGGATAGGTGTAGAAGGCCTTAATTTGGGTAAACCTGGTAGGCCTATTAGTGAAATACTAAAGAAAGAAGAACCATATAAGGAAAAAGCATTTAAGCCTTGGAAGATTGATGAACCTGGGATGAGGATATTACTTACTAATTTTGTTGGTTTAAATGAAGAACAATCTAAAGTTGTCCTATCTGACACTGGGGATTGTCAATGTGACAACGCAATTTCAGATGAAGAACTTATAGCTATTCGTAATGCTTTATTAAAAGATAAATTAATATAGGATAAAATTAATGCCAAACATATTAGCAAAATTTATTCCTTCAAAAATGTTTAAGGGTATTATTAATAGTTTTGGTTATATATCTAAAGGAGATCAAATAGTTATAAATAAAGTTCAGGATAAAACCGATAATAAGTCAGGTCATATAAAAGCACTTGCAGCTAAAATATATTTTACCTATAAAAAATATATTCAACAAAGAAACTACGATCTAGAATTACCTGATGTAAAATTCAAAACAATTGAAAAGGCATTAAGGGTTGAATCTTATCTAAGAAGGTCAAAAGATAGATACATAGAACTCATATGGAAAAATGGGTATGATTTCATAGGAAAAAATAAAAGAGCCGTGAATTATATAAAGCGAAGATTTAAAGAAATATCATATGTTACTAGTAAACCAACTAAACTTTTATTTGAAGAAATAACTGAACAACTAATACCTTATTATAATTCTTTTATACTCAAAGTTAGAAATGCAAATTCATCTTCTGGTAATTCAAGAAAATATTTTGGTAAAGTTGTTCAACCTGTAGCTGGTTATTTTATAGTTGATATTAATAAGATTAAAATAAGAATAGATAATGATAATAAAGTAATTATTGGATATGAGTATTATGATCCTGATAATTATCCGTTTTACCGGGAGTCACAATGGGATTATAGAGACGTGATACATATGTTCATTTCAAAACCACCTGGAAAATATTTTGGCGAACCAGTTATGTTGACAGTTCTTGATGATGTAAGAGCATTACGTAGGATGGAAGAGAATGTTGAGATTCTTGTTTTTCAGCATACAATTCCATTATATCAATATACTATTGGTACGAATGAATTACCATGTAAGGATGGAGAGGTTGAAATAGTTAAGGTAGAAGTTGAGAATATGATGACTCAAGGTATGATGGTAACACCTGCTCGTCATAAGATAGTTGCAGTTGGAGCTCAGAAAGAAGCATTGGATGTATCGAAATATTTAGAATATTTTAAAACAAGAATTTTAACTGGTCTTGGTCATTCAACAGTTAGTTTAGGTGAAGCTGGTGGAGCAAGTAGAGCATCAGCCAATGTTATGGAAAAGGCTGTATATGATGCTGCGCGAAGATATCAAGAAATCATAAAGATGTATGTTAATGAATTTATTATAAATGAACTTTTACTTGAAGGTGAATATGATATTTTTGATGATGAACAAAAAGTTGAATTATATATTCCCGAAATAGATTTAGATTCTAAGATAAGAAAAGAATTTCATACATTATCTTTATATCAAGGTAATATTTTAACTGAAGATGAAGCTAGAAAGGAAATGGGTTACGATCCATTTACAGCTTCTGAAAGATTAAAAACTTATTTTGAATTGGTTGTTAAACCTAGAACATTAATGATGGCAGTGGATGAACCCTGGTTATGTTACGACGATACTACTGAAATTTTAACTAAAGATGGATGGAAACTATTTAATATTTTAAATGAATTTGATGAAATAGCAGTTTTAAAGAATGATGAGTTAAAATATGAGCACCCATTAAAAATTATATCATATGATTATAATGGAAAAATGTATTATTTGGATACCAGATTTATAAACTTATGTGTTACTCCTAATCATAAATTATATATCAGTAAGAGAAATAGAAGGCATTATAAAAAGATGCATAATTTTGAATTTGTTGAAGCGCATGAGGCTTTTGGTGAGTATAAGAAATTTAAAAAAGATGCTAATTGGATAGGTAAAGATATTGAATATTTTATTTTACCGGAGTTTAATAGTAAATGTAGAAATATTAAATATTCTAAATTTCCTGAGAGGAAAATAAATATTTATGATTGGGCTAAATTTCTTGCATGGTATATTAGTGAAGGTAATGGATCTAATAAACATGGTCGAATAAATATATCTCAGTCAAAAAAAGTACATAAAAAAAACTGTAAAGACATTGAAAAACTTATAAATGATGTACATTTTAAACAGCCTTATTATGGCAGTAGAAATTTTACTTTTAGTGATTTACAAATTAAAAATTATTTATGTAAAGAAGTTGGTTGTTTAGCAGAAGAAAAAAGAATACCTTTAGAGTTTAAACAACTTAGTAAAAAAATATTATTAGTATTTTTAGATACTGTTATGAAAGGAGATGGTGAAATAGTATATCATTATTTATATTCAACTGGATCAAAGAAATTGGCTGATGATATGCAAGAAATTGCATTAAAATGCGGATATAGTTCTAATATTAGAGTGGAAAAAAGAGATGATCCATATTTAGATATGTATAGAGTTGCCATTTATCGTAATAAATATATTAATCCTGGGGATAGATATAACGCATTTGAATTGGCTAAAGGAAATATAGAATCATGGATTAATTATATTGGTAAGATTTATTGCGTTGAAAGTTCTACTGGTGTAATATATATCAGAAGGAATGGTAAAGCATGTTGGTGTGGAAATAGTACATATGGTAATATTACTCCTAAATCAGCAAATAAAGAAGCATCAAAGAATCAACATGGAACTAAAAAAGTAGGAAATACAGTTAGAACAAAAGGAGCAGATTCTATTATCATGGACTCTATAAATCCAAATTTACAAGATTTAAAAGGTATATATTGTGAAAAATTCGAATCTAATTATATCGGTGCAATGGAAGAAATAATGTATGCAGTAAAAGATTCATCTTTTATTAGTGGAAAGATATCTTTAAATTTATCTAAAGGTCTTACAATAGAAACTTCTTCTGATATTATTATAGCGTCTTATAGGACCGGAATTGAAGATGTGGGTTATGATGCATTAATTCCAATATATGTTGATTTAAAATATTTACATAACTTAAATACTAAAGCAATTACTAAATTTTTTGATGATGTTTTAGAAAGGATTGATTCTAGTGATAAAACTGAAATATCAATTATGAATATATTTGAATCTCAGAAATATAGGATTAAATTTATTAGTGATTGGTTTATAAAGAAATCATATTGGTTAGCTTTCGCATCATCATATAAAGCACAAGGTACCGATGAATTAATTATAAAGAAAAATACTAATGCGTGTGATATATGCAATAAGAAGCCAGCATTGATTAATCTAAATGATTATTATGTAGATTTAGTTCCACCATTCCATTCAGAATGTGAATGTAGTTTGGAACTTAAAAAGTAGATTTTTTGTCGTCGGAAAAAAAAGACACCATATAAAAAAATGAAAAAGATACTACTATATTAAGTGATGGCTAGTAATATAGCTTACTAAAAGGTAATATTATGGATAGGTATTATGTTATTGATACTGAAGATTATAAACTTCCTGATACTTCTGGAATGAAGAAAGAATATTCAGTTATGAAGGATGCTGAAGGAAAAAAGTATTTGGAAATAGAAGTTGATGTTACACATGGTGGATATGTAAATGGTAATAAGTATTTTTATACTTGTGATGGTATGGCAAAAGGCGTAGCATCATTTTTTACACCTTATCCAAAACCAGTATTAGCACATCATATTAGTGAAGGTACACCTATAGGAAGATCATATTCCGCGGCATATATACCTTTATCAGCAATGGCTGATCCTAAGAAAAAGGATGATTTAGCGGTTCCTAAGAGTAAAATCAGGGTTAGATCAATTATAACTGATGAAAAAGCAATAGAGGATATTTTTAATAGAACATATTTAACAGTATCCAGTGGTGGATATGCTAAAGAACCTCCAAGATGTAGTATTTGTGATACACCGGTTGAAAGTATGGGACCTCTTGGTAATGTTTCTGGATGCGATCATCGTAAAGGTAAAAAATATGATGTGGATGGAACTGAAAAAGAATGTTACTGGATAATTGGTGAAATGGAATATAAAGAATATTCTTTTGTTAATAACCCCGCTGATTATAGCCCAGAACATTATGCTTCTGTAGTTAGGTTTAGATTTGTCACTCCTGATGAAGCCAAATGTGATGGAGTTAGTTTAGAAGGATTAAATTTTTCTGAAAGTATTTTAAGTAACAACATACAAGATAAAATAGAAGATAAAACTAATATTAAAGAAGTTAAAGATGAAATCGAAAATAATGATAAAAATAATCAAGGAGGGATAAAAATGGAATTAAAGGATATTGAGTTATTTATATCGCAAGCGCTGGATATAGAATGTCCAGGGTGTACTGATGATGAAATAAAATGGGAAAATGAGAATGAGATAAAAGAAGCCGAACAACTTGATATTGATTTCTGTGAAGCAATGAAAGTGATTTTTGGTATTGATGATAAGGTGTTACCTCCAGCTGGGTCCAAAGAACGTCATAGTATGAAAACTACATTTTGTGGACCAAATAAAACATTTCCAATTCCAGATTGTAAACATGCTGCAGTTGCAATGGCTATGTTAAAGTGGCCTCGTGTAGTTGCAAAATATAGTGCTTCTGCTCGTGCAAGTATAGCATCTTGTGTGAGAAGTAGAGCAAAGACGTTGAATTGTCCAATGGCAAAAAAGAAAGATAATTCTGAACAGGTTAAAACATTAACTGATGAAGTTAATAAAATTAAAACTGATTTACAAGAGAAAGAATCAGAGTTAAAGAAAGCAAATGATAGAATACAGGAACTTTCTGGTGAAATCAAGAAAAGATTAGCAGAGAAAGTTGTAGATCTTTCTATCATGGTAAAAAGATCTTCAGTAAAAGATATGTTAGCTGAAGCTGATGAAGCAAAAAGGAAAGAAAAATATGATAAAATAGTTGAAGATTATATGAAAAGAGAAGTTGTATCTTTAACAGATACAATTAAAGATTTGGGTGGGGAAGTCAATATTAATATAGATAGTCTTAATAAAATCGACGATCCTACTATAAAATCAGATAACATTAATGATGTTAAAGATGACAAGAAAGAAAAAAAGAACTGGCTATTAAAACATTTAGGTTTTATAGATTAGGATGCTAAAGGTATTAAAAAATAAAATAAGGAGGAAAGACAATGGGAGTAACAAAATTAAATTTCAATGATACATTAAGACGTATTCCGCAGAAAAGTATACCTCAGAAGCTATTATCTACTGGTTTTAATATGATAAAGCTTCAGGTTACAAATCCAGAGTATTCAGGTGTATGGGGATATCCTTATAAATATCTACCAGTTATGTACATAACAAATGATGAAAGACATGAGTATCGTGGTGGACAGGAAGGTATTGTTATGCCAAAAGGAACAATTGTTTCTTTTATGACATGCAATACAAAAATAGCAACTGGTGTGGATGCATATGTTAATGCACAGTTGATACCACCTAGTGGCGCTACTGGTGAAATACCACAATTTATTGATCAATTAAATGCTGGAGATATTGTATTTTCACCTATAGATGACAAGTATTTTGGTTATCAGGAATCAGTAGTTGCATTAATGGTTCCAGCAAATGGTGGATCACCTGCAACATATAAGTATAGTACACTTGATGATGAAACTGATGGATGGTCAGTTAATGGTGATACTAATTTAGTTCTTGGTGGAAATAAACCAATGGGTATAGTATTAGAACATATTTATCAGGATATTCGTGGTAAATATTTGAATTACCAGACACACGATGCATATTCAACAATAATTACTGGAAGGTTAGATGTTCCATATGTAGATACAACAATCATGACTGCTTTTGGTGATGATACTGATCCTTTTACAGATGGTGGGGATGCATATTATGATTTATGGAGAAAATGGCAGTTTTATCGTTTTGCTAGTGGTTCAGATTATGGTCAATCTGGAACTTTGTTAAAGTCAGATAAATTTGGTAAGTTTATACCAATGGGTTCTGTTAATAGAACAGATCAGACAGTTGGAAAATTGTTAACACTTGATTGCAGATTCCCTAAAGATCTTAGCGCACAGATACAGAATTATCCTGGAGCAGTAGCATTAGGTACAATAACATCAGGTGTTCCTGTAGATTTATATTTATTCACAATAGAAGTTCTTAAAGCCGAAGGTATTACTAGTCCAACTTCAGCACAGGTATTGGATGCAGTTCAAAGTGGTGCAGTTGGTTATGCTAGAATACAGTTACTTATGTAATTAGAAAAAATAAAACACTCTAATATTGGAGGCATTAAAATGAAATTAACAGATCGAGAAAAATTTTTAAAAGTTTACAATTGTTTTGCTAATAATGGTTATACTGTACCAGATGGTGAAGATATTGGTGAGGAAAGGGTAAAACTTCAGGATCTTATTACAACTGAGGATATAGCACCATTTATTCCAAAAGTTATAAAAAGGATCATAGTTGAAGCAGTAGAACCAGCACTGTTGATAATTCCAAATTTATTTACAGAAGTAAATCTTCCCGAAGGACAGATGATAGAAATTGGTGCAATAAGTGCTATTGTTGCTGGTAAAGTTCCTCAGGGTGGAGATTATCCAACATCAGTATTAGCAACAGATACCGTTGGAGCAACAGTACAGATCACAGTTGCAAAATATGGTTGTGCTATTAATGTTGCTAGTGAAGTTGTAAAGGATAATCAGTTTGATGTGATTAAACTTTGGTTAAGAGCAGCTGGTGCTGCATTAGCAAGGCTTAAAGAAAGTCAGGCAATACGTTTGATAGATGAGATGGGTATTACTGTATTTGATAATGCAGATCCATCTAATAGTGAATCGGGTGTTGCAACTGGTCGGGGTATAGATGGTGCTCAAAACGGTACAATGACACTTAATGATGTGTTTGATTTGTGGGCATATCTGGCTCTTCGTGGATTTACACCGGATACATTAATCATGTCACCTTTGGCATGGAAAGTGTTTTCAGTTGATCCGCAGTTGAGAGAGATTGTTCTTAATGGTGCAGTACTTGCTACAAGACGTATGCCATTAGGACATGGTGCACCAGGCTGGGAAGATATATTTAAAGGATTAGGTTTAAAAGGTACCGGAACAGGTACATCAACTGAATTTAGTCCTTGGACACAGACAATGACACCTCAACAGTCAACGTATAATATACCTGCGAAATATCTACCGACTCCATTGAGAGTTCTTGTTACTCATCTAATGCCATTTACAGAGAGAACTGGATTAAAACCTATAACTGATATTGCTCTTGCTGATTCTCAAAGATGTGGTATTCTTGTACAAAGAGAAAACCCTACAACTGAAGAAGCCGACATATTCACAAACGATACACACGTGGTAAAGATTTTTGAAAGATACGGTATGAATATGTTTGACCAAGGTAAAGGCGTTGCAGTTGCTCGTAATATTATCATCGATTACAACTATGTATTTGATAATGTTAACTCTCGTACATTGAATGTATTAGATACAGGTACAGCATTAGTGTAATTTTATGAACTGTAGTGATAATATGTTGCAAGGCCAGATTAAATTGAAAAATTTGGTCTGGCCTTTTTAAATTATATGTAACCGTTCAGTAAGTTAAACTAATTTTTTTAAAAAGGGGGAAACATGGAATCAATACCTGGCAAAGATGAAAGAGTGCTATCCAAATTAATAGGTTATCAAATTGTATTAAATCCAAAAAGAAGTGGTATGTGGATGGATCCCATCAATAAAATCACTTTAAGTTTTTTTGGTGATAATAAGGATAAGGTTGAAGTAAAGGAAGGAATGGATACATCGCGGATAGAACGTGCAATAAAGGCTGGAATTCTCAAAGTTTTTAAGAATGATAAGGATATTAGTCCTGATTTTGGTGGTCCTAATGGTGAAGATTGGCATATGAAGCCTTTAGTTGAGAAATCAAAAAAAACACCTGATAAAGAGGATATACCATATTTACAAATTCTAGGCAGAAATAAACAATCAGAGATAATTAAAAATATAGAGGTAATAAATAATTATAAAGTATTGGAACGTCTAAAGGAACTTGAAGAAATGGGTAAAAATCCATCTTCTCAACCAAGACTAGATGTTCTTAATACCATCATAAAGAAAATGAAAGAAACCGGTGGTGTAGGTAATGTAAAAGAGTTGCCACAGGAGAAACCTGATGTTGTTTCTGCCAAGTAAGGTGAGGACCTGAATGGCAAAGATAGTAAGTCAAACACCACAAAACTTTGAAGAAAATGTTATACGGAATGTTTTTATACAGGTTGTTTTTGATGTATCACTTGACAGAACAACTGTTAGTGATTATACTGTTATTCTTGTTAAAAATAGCACACAAGGTATAATACCAGGTCGTGTAGATTATATAGTTCCAACTAACACAGTAACATTTCAGCTCTTTGATTTTTTGGATGCAGATACAGAATATACTGTAATATTGGTCGGTGGTATCAATGGAATACACACATTATCTCCAAATGAACCATATAGTGATAGAAATTATGTATTTTCATTTACCACTGGAAACTCTATAGACCATACTAAACCACTTGCACCTCAGGCATCTTATGAAGATGGACCAGCATTTCAGGGTGAACAAGGAATTTATAAGATAGTTTGGGATAGGACCGGAGAAACAGTTTCCCATGTTGTAACAACAGCAGCCAGTGTAAGTCCAAGTGGGATTATAGAACCGGCACCATGGAATGCAGACAGATATTTACCATCAAGTGGAGATTTACTTCCTGGGGAAGAATTTTTGTTGTTAAGTTCTGAACCAGAAGATAATGAAACGGGTGTAACTGGAAGTGGTGTTCTTTTTACATTTAATAATTTAGTAAATTCTGTAGGTTTAGTTAGCATTACTGCATTTGATATTTTGGGATTCGCACTCGAATATGAAAGTAATGTTGATAATTATGACATAGATATAATTAGTAGAAGTTTACGTATACTTCCAAGTGGCGAATCTCCAACTTTAAGATATTCTACGATTTATAGTGTTATTCTAGATACTGTTACTGATGTTGCAGATAATGAAATAAGTTCTGTAGAATTAAATTTTAAAACAAAATTTGTTCCATTATATAGTACGGTAAAAATTATTCGGAGTAATTTAGGTTCTTTGATATCTACGGTTAGTGATGAGGACATAGAAATTGAAATATATCAAAATTCAAAATGGGCTTATGAAAATGCTAAAGTTCCATTTGGATTAACATCACCAACAGCAGCTGCAATGAATTATACGACATGTAAAACTAAGTTGAATTTGTTGTATAATCAGTATTTAGGTGGTGGTCAGGTTGTAAGGAAAACATTAGCAGATTTAACAATAGAGTATGGTTCCGGATTAGCAAACATAATAGCAAAAAAAATTGTTACTTTGGAAAATTGCATAGAAAAAAATGAACTGTTACTTACAACCGGATATGGATTTGTAACTGCTCAGTCAGCCGTAAAGTCTTATAATGATTCTCGGTATCCAACTTGGCAAAGATTAGTTAATAAAGATTTCAATGAGGAGTAAAAGGTATTTTAATGGATATAAGGACAGAATTTAAAAAATTAATAAGTGGTAGTGAGAATATAGGGCGGTGGGTAGTGATCAGACATTTTTTTGACGAGCATTCAGAATTTTGGAAACCTGAAACTCATGAAGCTGTAGGTGGTCCAGCTTATAAATTTACTGATACTGTTGTTGAAACATATTCAGCACCTGCATATAGAATAGCAGTAAAAACAGAAGGTATTGGAGTTGAACAAATAGGGCAAGTTGAAGATAGTTATATAAAATTCTTTTTTGAACATAATGTTATAATTAAAGAAAACGATGAAATATTTGACTTAGATTATTATGAATCTGATAAACCTACGTTGGTTTATAATATAGAAGAAGAAGATATAAATAAAAAGAAAATAATGCTTAAAGAAAGATTTAAAGTTAAAAAATTAGAAAAATATAGATGCGATAAAGGTAGAGTAGAATATCAAGCAGTGTACACATATGAAAGTAAATTACGATAAAGGTAATTATGGAATCTAGTATCATTCTAACTCCGGCATTATATAAAAAAAAGTTAGAGAGCACAATACCCAAATTAACACATGCTAGTGGAAATTTAACAATGGCACAGTTCTTTGAGTTAATGTTTTATACTTTAGATATTGAAAAACCGGGGTTGGTTTTTGCTCCGGCATGGCCTCAATACTTAGTACCTTCTACACCCGAGTATAAAAAGACCATGGAAAACCCAACTGATATGTGGATGGATACAGTAACATATATGGTTACTCGGGAAGAACCCGGGTCAGTTGGTGGAGATAAACAACCCTTTGGCGGTAGACGAGAAGTAGTGCCAAGGTTTAGAGAAACGAGGAATTTTGTTGCTGATGGAAAAAGTTTACAAGTTTATGGTCAATGGTTTGATGTTTTATTACAATTTGATTTATGGACATTAACAAATTGGGAATCTGAAAATTTAAAAGTTTGGTTTAAAAGGTTTATGATGACTCATAGAAATTTCTTTAAGGATATGGGGTTATCAGATATCTTGTTTTGGTGGGGCGGTAGAGATAATGTTTCTTCTCAACTTAATAATCTACTACATTTAAGAACAGTAGTTTATTGGTTAAGAACTGAAGAATTATCCACCGAGACCGATTTTAATCTTCAAGAGTTAAAAATAAAATTAAAAAGTATAATGGAATAAAAAAATAAAATAAGGAGGTAGTAAGATGGCAAATAACAGTAACTTACCTAATATTATAAGTACTTTAACAGATGGAAATTTGGACACAGCAAGAGTAGTTAATTTAGGAGATAGTATATTAATTTTTGGAACGAGTGCAAGAGGACCTGTAAATAATCCCATAAGATGTGCGAATCCTCAAGAAGCGGCATCGGTTTTTGGTTCTATAAGTTTAGGTAATTTAGTAAGAGGATTTTCTGAGGCTTATTATGGTCCTAATGGTATAAAAGATATTCGGCTTTGTCGTATATCTAATGGTAAAAAAGCTAAATTAGAATTAACTGAGGAGTCATCTTCCGATACTGAAAAGTATCCAACTCAAGAATCTGGCGAGGATATTACAGCTCTTACAGTTGAGGCTCTTGAATCAGGAGATATTTATAATAGTGTATCTTTTCGTCAAGATATAGTTGATGGACAACTATCTGTTATAGGATATAATCCTATAAGTGGATTAGAAACAGTAATAGCATATGATTCAACAGGACTAAAATCTGGATCAGTATCAGATGTTATTGGTTTGGCAAATGCTATTAATCTAGATCCAAATTTAAGTAGAATTGTTGGTGCTACAGCAAATGAAATACAAGTTGAATATGAATTAGCTTTGACAAATGATATGGTTGCATCCGGTGTTATTGCTGAAGATGAAAGTGGAATATTAACATTGGATTTAGGTGAAGCATTAAATCTTGCAGATGTTAATGATGATGGAATCACCGATGATACAAGTATAATTTCACCATCTGGTATTCAAGTAACTGCCGGAAACAGATTAATTAGACTTAATGATATATATGAATTAGCTGATATTAATGCTGAACTTGATTCTGCTGGTTATACTCAAGTTACATTACCATATCCGGTTCAAACCAGTGGTGGAGTACCTACAGTGTTTTTAGATGTTGATGATAAGACAGTTTCCGGTGATGGTAAAGCCAGACATAAAGTTGTAAATTCATATATAGGTACTGGTGATGGCGTAGCTACAGTATTTGAATTTACTGCATATGAAGCGATTGACCAGGATGGTTATGGTGATTGGGAAGCACTTAAAGTTTATAGAACATCAGCAGCAGGGACAACAGTTGAAATAACAGCATATACATTAGATTCAGTTGGTGGATCTGCGAATGATTATAAAGCTCAAATAACATTTACTGAAGCTCTTGCAGATGGTTCTATTATAACTGTTAGTTATGTTTCCGATTCATTTACATTAACAAAATCAGCAAGTCTGGTTGCATGTAAGGCTTCAAATAGTTATAGAACATATTTTGTTGCCGGTGACAAGGTAACATTTGGAACCGCTCAACCTACAGATATATTGATAGCTTATAAAGCTAAAAAGGTTTATGATATTGATGTTGATGTTGTTATATTGGATTCAAAAGAAGGAACAGTGCAATTTACTAATGCAGATAAACAACCCGATGTAAGTGTGTCCCAGGATTCAGTACTTGGTTTTGATTATGATTATCAACCAGAATGGATAGATTTAAGTGGAGCACAATCACTTCAAGGTGGAACTAATGGGATAATTATGAACAATGCTACAAAGTATAATCTTTTAAAAGATGCATATGAAACATTGGCTGATTATGTTGCAGATTGTATTCTTGTAATGGGGACATATCTTGATGATACTAAAATAGTATATGATGAAGAGACTGGTCTTCCAGTTGAAGTTAATGCTGGATTTGCACAACAGCTTGAAGATTATCTTGAATCATTGCAAGACGGTGTTAATGAAACTTATGGTGTTATGGCTGTAAGACCTGCAGCAAGTCCTAAGGTTGAGGATGTGAATGATTGGTATGAAAAACTTACAGTTGAAAGTACATTTAATAAGACAAGAGCTGCAAATGTAATGAAAGTACTTGATGCAAAACACCTTAATATAGTTGCATTTGAGCCTGTTATTGCTAATCAGTCAGTGCCATTTCCATATGTGACTACAGGTGAAGCTGTATATGCCGGATTAGCATGTAAATTACCTATAACTTCGGCTACTACAAATAAACAACTTGGATCACAGATTGTTGCTTGTAGATATAAATTATCTCCAAGACAATTAGATAAATTAACAACTTTAAGATATGTTTCTTCCAGGCTTACACCTGATGGAGTTTGGGTTGTAACTGATGGAGTAACAGCTGCTGCTGTTGGTAGTGATTATACAAGGTTTACCACAGTAAAAATAGTATTTAGAGCAATGGATATTGTACGTTCTAAAGGAAATCCATTTATTGGTGAATTGTTTAATCCTGCAAAGAGAGCAGCACTTGAAACAGCCATAAATAATGGTTTACTTGCAATGCAGGAAGATGGAGCTCTTAAGAAATATGATTTCAAGATTAATCAAACACCGCAAGAGCGTGCGCTTGGTATTGCAACAATACCACTAATATTATGGCCGGAATTTGAATTAAGAAGAATTGAAGTAGAAGTAAAGCTCCAAAATATATAATATTATAGTTAATGTTTAAAGGAGGTTAATTATGCCAGGAAGTACACTTCCAACATCTGATTTACAAGGAACCTACAGTGTTTTTACAGGTACAGATATCTACACTGTATTTTCCGATTCGATAATTAGTACTATGCAAGGTATATCATATTCGATAACCCGGCAAAAAGCGCCCATATATACCATGGGTTCACCGGATCCTCGCGCAATAGCTAGATCAAAACGTGGTATTGCCGGGAGTATGATTCTTACTACATTTGATAGACATGCTCTTGCTGATTTTATGAGAGCATCTCAGTTTGCAGCTAAGAAACTGAGTATAGAAACAACTCCAACAAACCCATATAATAAGACATATGGAATAGGAGGAGGGTCTCCAGCAGTTATATCTAAAGCTATTCAATCACTTTCTCCACGTGATGCAGCCACTGCACTTCAAAGTGCAGCTAATGTTGCAGCTAGTGATGCTGGTTTAACTTCAGCTAGTACTTCAATGAGTGAATCTGTTGCTCCAATGTTTACTGATCAATTAATGCCATTTGATACAACTCTTATGGGTTCAAATGAATATGGTGTAGGGTCAGTAATGCGTGTATTTGGGTTAGAAATACTTAATGAAGGTTCTGGTGTGTCAATTGACGATACTTCTAACGAAGTTCAAATGACATATATTTCAAGACTAATTTCTCCTTGGGTTCAACAAAATAGATTATCATAATAAGGGGTGATTTAGGATGGAAAACCCGTTTTGGAGAAAAAGGTATTCACCTTGGATAAACCAATCATCTTATAGTGGTTGTGATATTATACCTGTAATTTATGGTTTAGATCCATCCACTAAAAAGCATGAATTATTTGTTCTTGGTGATATTCAAACACTTACCTATAGCATTCATAGAGATAAAGGTGCTGTAAGAACACTTGGTCGGGTAAAGCCCAAGGGATTTGTTCGTGGTAGCCGTACCATCGGTGGGTCAATAATATTTACTGTATTTGATAGAAGAGCTTTATGGGACATATCTAAAGAAAGAAA